ACGTCACCCATAGTTGTGAGTACCGCAGCCGGATCAGTCTCCGTACTGGCTACAGCTTTTGCCGCGTCTTTCAGCCCTGTACGGAAATCTGTCTGAGCAACCTCTGCTGCCCGATCCTTCCCTGTCGAAACAAATTCGAACTTCCCGCTCTTAGATACAGAGACAGCCACAGTGCCGGGACCTTCTGGCACTGGACCTGAGAATACCTTGTTCTTCCGATCTGTGAAGAAAACAGGATTGCCATCCTTATCAAAGGATGCCTTGTATTCAGGGGCCTTGCCGAATTTCACCGTCGGCTTCTGGGCGCGAGCGACGTCCTCTGGAATGTGATAAATCACACCTGTCTGAGTTCGACCGACAGACAAGGACCCATCCGGATTAACTGATACTGGCGTCATTCCTTCACCGGCCTTACCGGGAACTACAGTCTCACCCGATTTCACATTCACGTGGAAAATCGGTTCTGCTTCACCATGCTCAAGGCCTGTGATTGGTTTATGGATCAGAGGTTCTTCATGAATGGCTTGTCCGAATGAAGTACGTGTCTTAGTAAAAGATACTGGTACAAGACCGACTGCTGGGTGTGTCTTAGGTTCTACTGTGCTGCTTGGAAACGGCAGAGACCACTTGCCATCCTCTTGTTGCACACTCTTAGCTACTGTACCGTCTTTCAATTCGACTAGACGGCCTGCTCCACGAATTTTCTCAGCTTCGTCAGGGGTCAGATAAATTTCATTTGTAGTCTTAGGATTATACGGCCGGACTTCTTCACCCATCTTATAAGACTGGATGTTACCCTTCGATGGAGTAGTTACGGCCTCAAGCTTCCTAGCAGCGGCCTCTGGGATGTAATACACTTTCGGAGCAAGTGGTTTCACTCCAGCCTGTAGCTGCATCTCTTGTATGGCCGCCATTGTATAGTCGACTAGATCGACAGGTGGCTTGCTGCTTCTCTTGAGAATACTCTCTGCGAGATCGGCAGTCTTGTTGATGTCCGGTACGACAGCAGGCGGAGTAACACGAGTAAGTTTCCCACCAATGCGCGTGAGCCCACGCCCGAGTGCAGTAGCGATACCACCTACGAACTGCGTGTCCGCGACGCCAATAGCATTCGCAATGAAACTATCTGTCGCATTGAACGAGACGACCGCTTGAGCAAACGTCATAGCGTCCAGCATATTCTTGGCCTTGAGTTCTGTTAACGCAGCATCATACGCCGCTTTCCGTTCCTTCGGAGGCAGGGCTTTCAGATATGAAATCTGCTGGCCAAGATTGTCGCCCGGCAGAATGCTGGTAGTTGGTGCGCCTTTCAATACGTCATGTAGTCGCCATGCCGAAAGCAATGGGACTACTTGCCCGATGTATTGCGGGATAGCACTAGCCCAACTAGACCGGCTCCACTCCCCGTGGAGGTTCTCAAGCTGGTTCTTCTCATACTCCTGAGACTGTACAACACCTTGGAAGATGTCTACGTCGTCACTGGCCTTGGCCGGATCAAACTGACCGAACCGATTGAATACCGACTGTGACTGATCGACCTTTGTCGACAACGTCTCGACAGTATACTTCTCAGCCATCTTCTTCTCGAAGACAGTGCCGGGATCGGTATTCAGATCGAGTAACGACATATTCTTGATGATATCGACATCGTCCGAAGAGATATTCCCCCCACGAGCCTGTGCTACCTGAGAGATCAGCGAAGTCCTTGCGGCTTCGTTTCTGATCTGTTCGGACTGGGCGACTTGTGTTCTCAGGTGGCTTTCATTGCCTGCGAGGATGGCTTGATGGAGTGCAGAGGCACCGGGACTGTCTTTGCCCAACGCGAAGTCAGTCTTTACGGCACGCGTGGCCGCAGCAGTATCAGTCGGCACAGGAGACAGTCCGTCATCGAAAGAATACGTACTGCCGTGTTCGTCAAAGGAATAAGCCATTAGCTTCCTTATTGATATTGTGGATACGTGACGCCACCATATGTCTGGTAGCCATCCGGGCCTCGGTTACCTGTGAAGTAATCAATGCCCTTACCGATTGTCCCTTCATTCTTAACCAACGCGCCTCCAAGTGTCCCCAATCCAGCGCCGATCGCTGCTGTTGTTCCGGAACTATCCGGGAACTGTGGGGTCGCAGGAACGAAGCCATCGACAGCGGCCTTCTTATAGGCATTAAGCTGATCGACATGGAAGCCGAAGATCGCATTCCCGGCTTCTTCATTCTGTGTCACACCAAGCAGGTTTACTCCGGTGCGACCAGAGATATTCCCCTCAATCCCCCCCGTGACTGAACTCCCACCGCCCCCGGCAGCACCCGCATTTGTCTCCGCAGACAGTGCTTGACTTCGGGCTACGACAGACGAACGGATAATCTCTCGTTGCCGCCGAGTGGCATCTAGGTTCATCTGTGTCTGGGAGACGTGTTCCACGTTTTGCTGGGCTTCGACAGCTGCGACATTGTCCGCCTGGACTTTCAGGGCGCTTGCATTAGTCAACCGAGCATGTTCTTGGTTGGCCGCGAGTTGCTGCTCTTGAGCCTGTTGGTGGTCTTTAGCGGCTTCGTAATTCATAATCGCCGCCCCACCCGCAAGGGCTAGTCCAGCACCAGCGATGAGTGTCGAGATAGCAGGCATTAAAGCTCCTTCAAGAAGGTGCACTCAGTCATTGTGTATCCCGAGCGTTCCATCAGTTTATTGACAAGAGGGGTATTGAGCGAGGACATATGCGCTATAGAAGCCCCCCTATGCCTCGCCCAATGCTCGAAGGCAGCCTTCAACACGAGACCCCCTCGACCTCGGTAGCTAGGCTCGACCCACCACACCATTTCTGATGCCACGAGTTTCCTGTTGAATAGAAACTGGCTTGTTGTCGCAGCGAGCATACCGACTGGATGGTCTTCATCTGTTGTAAAGACGAAGATGATATTCTTAGTGTAGTCAAAACAGTTACTGATCAAGTCTATGATCTTGTCGTCGTCAACTTCGTAATCAGCATACGGAGATTGGGAGATGAACTTTTTGGCCATATCCAGAAGAACAGGCGTATCCGCAGGAACCGCAAGCCGAAGCCTCATGGCAGTGTGTTTCCTGTTTCCCAACTCGACCAGCCAATTACGGTAAAAGGATTAGCCTCGAATGAGCTGATCTTATATTGAAGGGATTTACCTTGGCCTCTAATCTTCGGACGCCGTCGGTTGTTTGTATAATCTTCACTATCGAAAGACAGCAGCTGTGCAGACGTATGGCGTCCCGTGCTGGTAGAAATCGAATAGTCCCAGACACCTTGGATGTAACACGCACCGGTACCTTCGTGGTAAATAGTCACGTAGTTGCTTTGGAAATTCTTGTTGGCCTGTCCGTGAAGCTTATATCCAGTAATGAAATAACTCTCGTACACCGAAGGTAACCCGGAAGTGGCCCAATCTTCAAACGAATGGTCGAGCGCTTCCGCAAATGTGAATTTGTACGTACTGTCTACAGGGATGCTGACGAGGAACTTTGTCTTAGGGGCGACCGAGATATTCTGGAGCTCAAGAAAGACAACTGTGTCTCCCGCGTCATCTACGATAGTTTCGTCGGCATCATCTACGACATCTCCTTCCACAGAAATGCCACCTGTACCTTCGATCACTGAAATACCGTGCACGGTCACTCCGGGGGATATTGTCCAAGGATAAAATGCCCCGGAAAGAATATTCAAATTCAGCACACGATCAAACTCGTAATTCGTTTCTGTTGTTGTAGATGGCTCACTCTTATACAACCATGATACGACCTGCGTCAAGGGGTTGAAATACCCGCGCGCAGTCGACTTGCTGATCGTTGGGATGTCGTCGTAAAACGTCTGGATTGTACTGCGAGTAACGGGGGCGACAGTCAACCCCGAACCATCCTTAGTGGGTTGGATTGCCCAGATACCGTCGGTGTTCCACCACATAGGTAGACCATTGATGTCGACGAAAGATGACGCAGAGATCGTGCGAATAGACGACAGTTTGCTGACGACATAATCCGTCGCAGAGAAACCTAACCCTGTGCTGCCGGAAATCTGAAAGACACCACGATACGCAAAAACAAGTAGATTATTTTGTGTCGGGATCATCTTGTAGATAGTGCCCGCCTCTGGAATATTAATTACCCCACCGGCAGAGGGAAGTAAATCGAACAGGGTTTCACTGGTCGGATCATTATCGCCATAACAACGTCCGACCTGCTGATCGTTAGTTAAAATTTGAGTAAAGTATATTTTCGAATTAAAGCCTATTGCCTGGATGCCCGAATACCAAGCCCGACCGGCAAAGAACGCCGTAGAACTGGTCCGTGCGGAGCCCGCAGACGTAGAGTTAATCCCGGAGAGACCCGCCGGAGTGGCACGATCCCCTGTATACAGATTAAGAATGAAGTGCCCCTTAGGCGCCTGTGTGTTTCCACGGGAGTTATTTGCTAGTGTCGTCGCAGGATTGAAGGTGTCAGTTAAATCTTTGTATATCCACCATACATCGGCGTTGCTTGGGTAAACACCGGCGGCAGTATGGAATGTATCGACATACGTACTAGTCCAACCTTGGTTGTACAAATTATACCTGTGGAGGTCGTTAACTCCTAGTGCCACGGGGCGGGCATCAACCGCTTGTCCATCATTCACACCTTCGAAGTCTCTGATTTGGAGAGTATACGGTGTGGCGACGAAAACTCCTGCGACTAAGGTCACATAGAAGTTTTCCAAGCAGGGATGTACGACAAACAGCTTGCCTAGGCCGTCGGAGAATTGACATTCAAACTGTCGGGGATCAGGAGCACCACTGGCCTGAAAAGGAAGCAGGTTGATGGTGCTTGGGGAGAGGTTGCCGGAGAGACTAGTCGTCCCATCGGTGCTTGAATAGAAATACAGAGTGTTGCCAATCTGCACCACCTGAAACGAAATCAACCCATCGCCAGTGACATTTTTCCATTGATACAGATTGATAGCACAACCTGCTCTGTTTACAAATTGCTGTGCGTAACCGAATTCATAGTCGAAGCCCAATCGTCGAGATACATTCCCAAGCAGATCAAATTCACAATCGAAAGTCTCGACACAGCTGTTCTCAGGAAACTGGAGCCCATTGGCCTCAGTCCTCAAGCCGTTTATGAAGTTGTTCTCGACGACTGTGGCGACGGCTCTAGGCATTAACTATCCTTAGTGACAATCTTTGTTCGAAGAACTGGACGGGTTTGGACTTCTGCGGTTGCTTGTGCTCGTAGTGTTTTGTAACGCTCGACATCTTTTACTACGGCATCCCAATACGAATACTGGCCTTGGAAGCGTTCAGGAAGTTGACCGTGTTCTAGATGCAGCTGCCAGAAGCCGTATGGATCACTTTGGATGGCGATGAGTTTATTTCCGTCTAGTTCGAATACGCGTCGTTTGGTGTTGGTCTCAACCATGTTCTGCATATCTATTCCTTTCACTTACGCCCATAATGCGGGTCTCGCTGGTGGGCAGTCTGTAGTGGAATTTTGATCTTATCCGACTGTCCGTCGATCCACTGTCGGCGAGCAGTTTTCTCAGCTTTCGGATGTGGTGTTTGTTTCAATTCCAAGAAAGCTAATGCCTTCACTTCGTTCAAAAGAAGTTGATGTTGTTTGTCATCTAAATCTGGGACGAAGGTATCGGTGGCCGCCCAAGGGAATTCTTTTTGCCCCCAACACATCGTCTTTGAACTTTGAAGTGTATCGTCAGTGATAAAATTGAAACTATTAAACAGCACAGTGCCATCATCTGTCGTTGTATAGTAAGTCGGTGGACGATCATTTTGACAAAGGAGAGTGTATTGCGTATCACCAACGTAAACGAAATACGACACGACATTACTATCAGTCGAGTTCAATGCGAAAATCTTCTCTAGAAATGCTTGGAGTGGTAGTGGTTGGATTTCTCGCATTGTCAAAGGTTGATCGTCTGTGGCGATATTATACTTGATCCATTCGACTGATGCGGCATTACTAGGAAGGGTCATAGTTACAGGTCGATCCACAGACCCGCTTGCAACGAGCTGAAATAAACCAAAATGTCTTGGTAGGCCAGCGCGGCTGGCAATATCGAAGTACGTCGTTTTGACAATATTCAAGACGGATTGACTTTCAACAGTATCATTAACACTGTTGACTTCATCACTGTCCATGCTAGACAGAGTGAGCTGAACTAGATCGAGGTTGGTGTATTTCATGTGCGCCTGGTCCAGGATGTTACAGCAGAGTGTAAGAAGAGGAAAGCTACAATCCAGGTGCTATATTTGGCAATATCTCCATAAAGCGGCGGTGTATAGCCATGGGTCCAATCAGCTAGGACATTGTCCCAAACAATACACTTTCCGTAATAGAGTGCCAATGGACCACCGAAAGCTACTTGTAATCGGATCATCCATTTGTTTTGAAGCAACTGGGCGTTCAACTGGAGAATAGAGACATTCGCCTGCACCAACGCAAGATCAACTTGCCCATTTACTTTGAATTTCTCCAGATCGACATTCTGTTTGTTATTCAGCCAACTGCCAAGGACATTAGTTACAGGAGAAATAACTCCTGAGACAATTTCACTGATGATACTCATCGTTAGCCTCCAAAACTGCATCTCGCCATTTGCGGAGAATTAGAAAGCCAATGCCGATGGCCGGTACGACATACACTCGCCATTCTGCTTTAATAAGTTGGGTGTAATCATAACCATACCGCTGCGCGATTTCTACGACAGTATCATAAGCCCCGATGCTTGTTGTTACAATCGCTAAGACGAATGTTTTCCATTCACGTCGAAGTTTCTGCCAGTCAATCATTATTGATCTCCAAAACCCATCACACAATAAAGTCCCGGATCAGCGTAGGTGCCGCCCGAGCCGGTATCACTAAGGCTAGCTACCACACAATTGCCGGTTGCCTGAGAGATGATATTCGCGTAGTTCGTACCAGAACCGCCGCCATCAACAGTACAAAATACTGCATAGTTTGCCGACGAGAACGAGGTTGTGAAAGTCACAGTCAAGTGGCCGAGTGACCCTCTGTTTACACTTGTGACGTTGTAACCACTGACCAGTGTCGCCACACCCCCTGAAATAGTAACCAACGCCCAGAATTTCGCAGCGCTTGGATGATACTGTTGTGTCCCCGGGCTGACAAACTTGACCGTGCTGGTTGCGGTCTCTTGGTTTGCCTGAGATGCTGACTGCCCAAGGACGTACGCTGTACTAGCGATCTGTATTGTGTTGGTGTCTGCTGAGGCTGTTGGTGTTGTTGGTGTACCAGTCAACCCTGGGCTTGCCAACGGCGCATACGCAGTTGACGTGTAAGCATTGCTGCCTAGGGTACCACCGCCACCAATTGCGAGAGTAGACCCGTCAGTAGCTGTCAACGTAAGAGTGTTACTGATCGTCGCAGTCTTACCGGTTCCGAGAGTAAGTGTTCCCGTTCCTGTAGTAATCGTGTTGCCATTGACGGTCGTTGCAACCAGCGTTGTAAACGTACCAGCATGAGGTGACGCTGCGCCGATAACCACGTCATTAATCTGATTATTGCCGCCGCTGATTGTCCCGCCGAGTGTGTGCGCTGGTAAAGTGGACGAAATAGAGGGTACACCACCAGCAGATGTCACAAGGACGCCACTTGCGGCTGTAGCCAGATTACCTAGCGTACCCGCACTGTTATACAGCAAACCGTTTGTCGTACCACTGGTAACTGTTGTAGTGCCGACGGTAATTGCACTAGCAACAGCAGTGACTGTCACAGAGGCACCTAGGGCTACACTGCTGCCGTTGATCGTGATAGACGAATTCGTCAGCGACGAATTGCCGATGTTCGTTAGCGTATTGGTGCTACCGGAAATCGACTTATTCGTAAAAGTATCTGTCGTCGCCTTGCCCACAAGGGTATCGGTGGCGGCAGGTAATGTAAGAGTACCGGAAGCTATTAAACTCGGCTGAAGAACCGTTTGACCAGAAGTCGCACCAGGCAGTGTTAGTTTGAAATGACGATCAATTTTGGTGTAAGCGCCATTATCAGTAATCGGGTAATCGAGAACTGGTGTCGCTACGACATTCGCGTAGTTAAGACCGATATGGGCGCCGGACGAACCAGAAGTGATCTGGACGTGCGAATAAAGACTTGGTGTAGATGTACGGTTTCCGTAGACAAAGGCATTTTGCACATTACCCAATCGAATGGGGATATAATTAGCCACTGTACTGTTCTGAGAAACTGTATTACCAGTGATGACGGGGGCAATAACAGTTCCACCAACCGTGCCTTTCATATCAATCATACTGCCGTACAGATTGACAGATGTCAGGCCAATCTCTAATTCATTGCCTGCAATATAAGGTGAAATACCACCATCACAGACAATCGAACCTGAGAAGCTGCTGATGTTGTTGTTAATGACGCGTGTCGACGTAACCCCTGGACCATTCCAGAAATAAATACCGATATTTCGGGCATCCAGCGGAGCATTCTGACCGATGGTGTTATTTTCGAGGGTAACCGCATCACCTACACATTCCAACTGAAATTGCATCAGTTGGTTGTGCCGTATAACCGAATTACAAAGCGCACCACCGCCGTTATTCGTGCTTGGATTGGCATTCGTGAAGAAGGAATATCCAGTCTTACCGGCAGTCAGAAAACACTTCTCCATGGTGAAATTCGACAGATAGAAATCATCGCCTGTCAGTGTTTCTGACTGAATGTAGATGATATTCCTGCCGACAAAACCACCAAAGGCGTTAGTGTGACCTACAACCGCAAAGTTATAAAATCGCACTCCGAAGACCGCATCTGTGCCTTTCCAGTGGATGAAGTCATCATTATCGCCCAAGCCATCGCCCATGATAAACACAGAACCCGTTGGGGCGGCATAGCTGCCATCATTTTTAATAGACCATCCACCACCAAGAATGGAAATGCTTTTGTTTGCGAGTGCAAGTACCGCCCCACTTACCACCGAGTTCATATAGTAACCGAACTCGGACGGTGGGATATAAAGCACTGCACCCGATGGCATGGCCGCAACAGCGGCTCGTAGAGCCGGGGCATCATCTGTGACACCGTCGCCCACCGCACCGAAGTCTTTTAAACTGATGTAGTCGCGCAGAGAGATGACATTCGGGCTACCATGAGTGATGGTAATACCGTTGCCGCCGCTGGTCGCCAGGTCAGCCCACACAAGATCGTAATCCGCGTCACTCAACTTCGAAAGAAACTGTCCCGGTTCTCCACCAGATGGAATATTCGATACAGTGCCACTCCCTAGAAAATCAGATAAGTCTTGTAAGCGCAGCGGCGAAGACGAAGTCGTTGGACGTGCGAGATTGATAATCTGATGGTGGTTCATATCCAACAGAGACAACATCTGATTGGGTGTCGTCCCATCACGCGATAGTGTATTCTCCATCGCGATTTCGATGGCATCTTGATTGGCATTCAGCTGTGCGACCGCAGTTACTGTGTTGGCCCAATTCGCAAAGTTATTCAGGATGAGTTTTGCCATCAGTATTTCACCATCACGTTCACAAAAGCTGTTGGCTGCATATTCGTATGCGCCCCACCTGAAGTATTATTAGAAGTTACGGAAATCGCACTGGCGGAAATCGTGCCGGTTGAAGTCATCGCACTGTTTGTAACCGCAGTAACATCGGCAAATAAACCTTCGGTCCCACCACCAAATGTCGTTTGAGAATTCAATGCAGAAGTACCACGATACGGATTAGTGCCGGTGTTTGTCACACTAATCGCCACTGATCCAGTATTCGCTGAAGTAATGCCCGTCGGCAGATCAGCAAGAGCAAGGGTCGTTGTTTCAGCGCCTAAATATTCTCCGAGACCACGGCTGGTCAAGCCACTACCGGCACCTGCAATAGCCAACGCTCTCCCCAGCATTTTTGGAAGTGTAATAGTCTTGTTCGCCGCCCAATCGGCTGCTGCGGAGCCCCCTCGACCGCCTGAGATCGTAGTCCAGGCAGGAGGAATATTAGTCCAAATTAATTCATACAGCGCCTGAAATTCAGTAGAGACAAAATGCGCGCCGGATGTGGGGCTACCGATAGTGCTGTCATCCATCATGAGCCAGCCAGTATCGGCTACGTTCTTAAACGTGAGTTTCACGTCCCCTGTTGAGAAATCAACTGTAGTGTTGATAGTTTGCCAACTACCAGACCCCGCGCCATCGGAGACGTAAACCTGTCCGGCTATGGCCGTAGCCACACCCTTCGGTTCGTGGAGGTCAGTTCCTGTGAGTAGTTTATGAGCTTTAGTGGCCATCGTACCTCCAGTGAAGAAGGAGCCCCCGAAGGGGCTCCCTCAGTTTAGATGGCGACCGATGGACGCCAGAAGACACGAACCTTCACCTTACCAGCTGTAAAATCGGCTGTACCGACAGTCACAGTCCAGAGGGCATCGAAGGTCGTTGCCACACCGATGTTGGCACCAGCAGCGGTACTACCCGCAGTGAATGTCAACTTCGTGCCAACCGCAGCGAACGTAGCAATCGCAGCCGCGTTGATAAACGCAGTAGCCGAGATCGCAGTCGAACGGTTCGAGTTACGCACGAGACCCACAGAGAGGGTCGCGGTCGCACCCGTCGCAGCGACAACAGTTTCAAGCTCGACTTCCTCAGGCACCCAACCGGCACCGAAGAAAGCCTTATCATTGAGGATAGTGACCGTACCAAAGGCATTCATCTTCGTCAGATCAATGACCTGCTCCGATACCCGACGAGGGCCGAAGCTCTTGTACTCACCACCCGGAGTATATGACGTGTTCTGTGAAGTCGCTTCGGTAACACCGTAGTCGATCTTCAAACCGTCAGCATTTGTCCAAGTTCCCATAGTTCCCTCCTTAGACCTGATCAGTCGCCGAGAGGACGACCACGAGATTTTCCGGACGATACAGCTTGTAGCCGTACCGGCAGGTTGTGACGTACTCTTCACGCTGAAGGTCTTTGTTGTAGTCGCTGTCAACCTTCGGAGGCTGACGGATACAACCCACAAACGGGAGGACATCCTGAGCAGCAGAGAAGAAGAGATTAGCGACACCTGAAGTATTCACGGAGACCGAGTTAATTGTCTCGCCCGCAGTGATCTGCTTGAGGTTTTGAGAAACGTACACGTCAAAGCCGTAGACGTTTTTAACGAATGTCGTACCTGTCGACATACCAGTCGTTACGATGCCGTCCCACATTGGGTTGTTCTGCATCGAGGTCAGATTGGAAATCGTATCGAAGGCGTAAGCCACCGAAGGATCGACAATCGCAGTCAACTGGGTCATCGGCACGTTAGCCTTAGCCAGTGAGAACTTCGCCCGTGCGAAGTCATTGACCACCATGACCTGGTTCGTACCGGACGCCACAAAACGGTGATTACCACCGTTAATCGCGTTCAAGTTTGAAGCAGTCTGGGCAGACGGACCAACGTCAAGCACCTTGACTTCCATTTCCTTGGCAAGAGCACGATGCTGCTTAGGAATGAACGAAGCGACGAGCTTCGCCATGACATAGCTGTCCTGCTTCATGCGCTCGGTGATGTAAGTCGCCGAGGACTTGTACTGGTCAATGGTGAACGTGAAGTTACCAGTGTCCATACCAGTGTAACGAACGGCAGCGTTTTCAACATAGTCCTGAACTTCGGCCTGGCCGATGGACGGAATGTTGAGCGTATCGCCGTCAGGGAAGTCCGTGATCAGATCGACGTACTTCGTGGCGAACAACTCGTCGAGCAGAACCTCTTTGAGCTGAGCGCTCCAGAGATTGGCACGAACGAGGTGCTCATTGGTTGCATATGAAAAAGCCATTTAAGACCTCCAGTAAGCCCCATTCCTGGGGCGTTGTTACTCGAAGAAGGCTGGCCCTAGTTTCTTGGCCAATTCCCATTCTTCTTTCTGCCCGTATCGGGAATACTGGACTGGATCAGTCTTGCGCATGTTATTGAAATATGCGAAGTTCTTCTTGACGCCCCCGAGGTTCGGAGGGTTCGAGGTGCCACGCGGAAGCGTCGGGAGTTCCTCCCTAGGCCGATTAAGGCCCATCAACTCGAAGAATGCCTGCGGCGAGCGTGCAGCAGTGTCATTGAAATACTGAATATCCAGACCCAACATTTGGGCACGTTGTTTAACCTGTGTAGAATAGTTCTCACCGAGTTCTTCTTGCAGTCGTCCCTGTACAGTGAGCAAATTCCGAGTGCGAAGCTGTTCGGCTTCGCGAGTAGCAATCTGCTGTTGGACGATCTGTTCGATCTGTGTCGGTGTTAGTTCGGAGGCCTGTGCTTGTGCAGGAGTGATTACCGGCTCTGCTTGAGGCTGAACGACGGGGGCCTGTACTCGGTCGAGGAAGTCCTCCATCTTAATTCGTGTCTTGAGTTCCTCTTCAATCTGACGTTTCTCATCGAGAACACGCTTGATAAAGAGATCACTCTCGACTTTGGCACGAGCAAGGGCTGCGTTGTCTGCAAACTTCTTACCGTCGCCAACTAGTTCGGTGTAGTAATCCTTGTTCGGGTCGATAGTCGGGGTATCATTGAAGATGTCCATGGTCTGGCTCCTTACAGTGTGAATAGGTCTTTCACTTTACGTATACGACTACGATCTCCGTTTCGGAAAGCTTGTTTTTGTGCCCAATTAGGATCACTGAAATCTTTGATCGTAAACTCACTCTTGTTGAGTTCTTTCTCCCATTGATCGAGGATATTATGAAGGCGCTCGACAATCAGGGAGTTGTTCCGAAGAACGAGTTCGAAGTTTTCTTTCTGCTCAGGGGTCATCCCTGAGGTCCATTCGAGAGATAATGGTGTCATTGAGATAATCCAGGTGGTGGTCCACCGGCAGGCAGATCGTGATCATCCGGCGTCAGACCAGTGGCGGTCTTAGCCTCCATCTGGACTTGCTCATCGTGGGCATGTTGCAGTCGAGCTGCATCAGCCTGTTCGGACAATCGAACATACGGCTGAACGATCTTGTACTCTTGTAGATCAAGAAGCTCTTCTACCGTCTTAGCGAGTTTGACCGACGAGAAGTGAACCATGATCGCAGGGTCGCTGCCGAGCTTGCTGCTCGCGAAGTTCGTCAGGTTCTGGATCATTTCAGACTGCTGAGCGAAGTGCCTTGCCGCGATTGGACGAAGTGTACCACTGCCTGTGATGTCCGAAACGGATAGTTGGACGAACGTCTGGAAATTAAATTCATCGAGAACTGGTACGGACTGTACCGAAGAAATATTTCGACGAGAAAGCTCCAGCGCGGCGTTGTCCCACCGCTCGACGAACAGCTTCTCAAATTGGACGATCTTGTTCGAAAAGATACGAGAAGCAGCATTCTGCATCGACTGGACTTCGTATTTCGTCTTTTCGCCTGGAGAACGGAAGCCCATAGCTTCCTTAGGCGCACCGGCCATAACCTCCATCATTTCCATCAAGTAGGCGATTTCCGTGTTCGCTTGGAGGATTTGGAACGGCGGCGCTAACATAGCGACATCGCCATCATCACCGACGTAAATCCGCTCCATAGGCTTCCAGTCGAAGTCTTTGACGTACCCCTTGACTTTCAGGGGAGGGAAGGTCAGCAGATCGAAGACGTCTGCTTTCAGGTTTTCAACATGATCCAAGCGGTATTGCATGCCGACAAGATTATCAAGAGGGCCCATAGCCCATAGATTATCTTGACGAGGACGCCATCCGACATGGAAAATAGGAGGAAAGCCAAAATAAGAAGGATTAGGCTTCTTTCCGAGAACCTTATGCCGATCCACGACCATAATCTGGTAGTTCTTATAAAACGTGTCATGGTTCCAATCGTAGATGTCACCGTAAAACGTCAGAACTTCAACATAGTCCGACAACATGTAGTTCCGGAAGGACGTGAACCCGTCGACAGCATAGAACGCGTCTACGGATGCAAGTTCAGACGCAGCGTTGTTCTGGATGGTCGTTCGGGTAGTCTTGAGGTAGTTAAACAGTTCGAGCATTTCATCACGGTTTTCATCCGTGGTCATGCTCTCGATCATTCCCTTGACTTCACCGAACGACATAAGCGTTCGTATGATCTTTGGGCTTTCTGTGAATGACGGTGCAGTTGGATTAAAAACAATATCCAGCGGGCTGATACGACGAGGGACTGGACCACAGTAGCCAACCTTCGTAGTCTTGTCGGCGAGGGTCTGTCGTTCGTCCACCCATTCGGCTGTGATGAAGGCATTGCCGTAATCGACGTAGTCAAGGACACACTTCTGCATTTCTGTGCGGTAGCGATCCTGACCTTTGACATACTTCATCCAGCTTTTGATGGAGGTACGTTTCTCAATTGTATTGCTTTCTTGATCGGCGGCTTCCCAATCGAAGTTATCTTTCTTGTTATCCGGAAAGAGCGTCGCCATGTAGTTGGCGTTGAGGTTATCCCTAATCTGGCACAACTTCGGTACAGTTGTCTTGTTCTTCCAAGGCAACTTGCTGTTGGTCGTCTGAGTAGTGTCAGTGGCGAATAGGTACTTACGAAGTTCTTCCTTCGCTGAGACCCACGGCATCTTCAGTGTCGACCACTCGACGAACTGTTTAGCGATACGACACCCCAAGTCATCAGGAGAGATCACGTCGGTGAGATTTAACGTCTTACCAGCCATTAAGCTACTCCGCCAAAGCGGGGATGAATGAAGCCTGAGGATAAATCCATCGAAATTGACCTTCGCTGAGAACTCGGGGCTATGGCAGTGTCTACAACGGCCGCCAGACAGTCTTTGATGTCATCGTGTGGGGGTTTAGCAGCAAGTAGTTCTGCCTCTAGCAGCTCACAATTGCCGCCCATTGTATGCCACATCTGACGGTTCTGATAACGTGGCTGCAGGATGTTGAATACCCGCTCTGCCTTCTTGCCCATGTTACGGTCAGGGCGAAACTCTTCGATTGATAACGACAGACCATGTGGCCGGATGTAATTCAGTTTGAGATCGTTCACGATGGTAATCTGCGCTTGAGTAACCTCTGCGCGCAGTTTTCGGAAGTCCCATTTCTGATGCAGGCGGAGAATGTGAGAAAAGTAATCCCCTATGAGAGCAGTCTTAAAACGGTCGATATCAAGGATGTAGTAATTGAAATCACTATCAACACCAACAACAACAATGCAGGTGTAATCGGCTCTGGCTGCGAGGGAGAACGCGAAATCGACTGCGGCGAAGACGTTAAGTCGCTTGAGTTTGAAGTACCATTGTCCTTCGTGTCGTTCAAGGAACTTGTTGTCATAATACTGGAACCACTCCGGCGAGATGCCGTTACCGGCGGGATCATTAGGATCGTTGTAATATTGTGCTCGGAACTGTGTCTGATTGAGATATTTACTCTTCTTCTTCGCAAGGATTTCCGCGTTGAACCCGAAGTATTGCCCGTCAGGTGTTTTCTGGCGAGGCCAGAGAAACTCACCATTGGTCTCGACTACTCGGATGAACGTATCGAACAGCGGATCAGGATCACCAACTTGATTGCCGTCTTCATCTTCGATGATGATCTGCATATTCATGACATCGTTGTACAGATCGTTAGGATCGTACCGGGTGCCCACAATCCACTCTAAGGCTTCAGCAGCCTCAACCGATGAAAGAAGTCCGTATTGATTTCGTACCGTCTCTCGGCCTTCTTCGGTATCACAGTTAGCCGCGGTGACCACGTCATCCATACAGGCGATATCACAGTGCATACCAACGATGTTCGTAGTCAGACCGGCTGCCCAGACCGTAGGATCGCGGATAAGCTCTGCTTTCCGCTTTGGATGATCCACCGAGATTTCCGTATTGGTCCACTTCTCCCGCTTCGCTTCTTCCAGATTGACCATCTCCGGCCAATAGAAACGGTACTGGTCGCACGTAAGAATATCCTTGATGAACTTCAACTGCTTGATAGCGAGGTTCGCGGTAGACGAAATATAAAGGATGCGGATAGCAGGATTGCGCGTAATCGCCCACGCTACGCGATACGCTAAGAGAGCCGACTTCTGGTGATCTCGTGGAAGAAGAACT